TTTGATTTACAGCATAACCGTATTGAGCGTTCTTAGTCAGTCCAATTTTGAATCCATCTTTGGTCGCTTCGGTCACTACAAAGTTATTCAGCATATTCCCACTGAGAACCAAATCAACGCTAGCACTTTCGCCCCCTTGCCCTCGCCTCCGACTATCTTCCTTATATTGTGCATAGCCTTTATTATAATAGATGCTCTTACCTGTCCTTGATGGTCGACCACCTTTGGGAGCTAATCGAGCACCTTTTTTTGAAACGTAAATAGGCTTTTGAGAGTAGTCTTTGAAAGGTTGTCCATTGGCATCAACTCCCTTTCCAGTTCTAATCTTAATTTGAGCTAGCGTATTTGATGCAAGTCCCAATGAGTCTTTAGCAGTCCAAAGACTTCTCGGAAGATTCAATGTAACTTTAGCGGCCATTAGTGCCTCATTCCACGTTTAGGAGTGAAGAAAGCATCATAAGAGTTTTTACTATATGAGCGCCAACTGGCTCGAAAGTCGGAAGGACTCCCACCGTTCCGGCTAATACTTTCTTCACCACTGTCAACAATGCCATCACCATCAAGATCCAAAGCCACCGAACCCAAGGCGGAATCAAGAAGCTCTTGACATCTTATTCTCATCGCTTCAGCAACATCAAGTTGGAGACTGAGTTCATAGACTCTTGAAGCTGTACAATAAGCATGAGCAAGCTTAAAAGACTCTGCATTAAATACTTCGTCTTCTGTGATGTCATCATTTGAAGAAATGACATTTCTAATCATTAAAGCAATCTCATCGAGACTCGCTTTAATCTGTGGTTGGAAGTCGCTCTGTCTTCTTGGAATCATATCAGCTAGATTTGCAAAGGTCGCCACAAACTCATCATGGTCAAGGCCAGTGTCGAAAGGTCTTGGAGTTGCTTTGATGATTCCTTTTTCAAGCTTAACATGATTCTGACTTCCAAGGTCTGCCGAGTAACTAAGTTCATACGGATAGTAACCGCTTAACGCTGTAACCGCTGAACTTGTCACCGTCACATAGTACATTGAAAATACTAAGGTGGCGCTTGTACTCAGGTCGATCTCTCTTGGGAGTGGTTCGGCAAGAATGGCAGTCGTTCCAACTACTCTTGAAATGGTCACTGAAAACCAAGTATCTCCATCCGTAACCAAGAAACCTTTAGCTTGATCACGATGAAGAGAGACAGCACTGGCGCTCAATGTTAATGTTCTTCTATCTGTTGCGATTGAATTGACTGTCAAGTCAGTTCGGCTTTGGGTCATTGTCTCACTAAAAGCAGATGATCCACCTTTAACGACCAAAGTTGGAGCAGTGCTCAATGGTGTTGGAGCATTATATTCAAAGAGGTAGCTCTGGCCTGTTATCGCTTTTCTCATCGTTTGGCGCTCCTGTTTGCTTTGGTTATATCGGCTTGTTTAGCCTTGGTCAGATTAGCAGCTTCAACAAATCCCTCGGTAACAGGTGACCAACTATGTCGACAGTTATAGCCACCACCGGAAGTGATCACGCTTAATCCTTGTCCATTATTAAGCTTTCTCATTTGTTTGTCATTAACAACAAGATTTATTAATACTCTACAAAATGGCCGAGTGATTCCATCCTTTGGACCAGTATATAAATAGTGATCAAGCCCTGCGGCCTCCGCGGCCACCGCTGTCACACTTCGACCATATTGAGAGATTGTTGTTTTCACCTGTGTCAACTGTGTACCCTCAGAACGCTTAAGACTTGCTTCTAGGTTACTCATTACAATGTTGGGAGGTATATCAACTAAGAGATCTCTTAACGATTGATTAATGTTTGTCTTAAATGTTGGTAAGATTATATCATCAAATACAGCTTGAGCCGTTGTTGATTGTATAGTGTCAAGCTGTGGAGCTATCGAGTCAAACCCAAAGTTGGGCTGAATTGCTTTGATAGCTTGTTCCGCAGCTTCTTTGATTGCTTCTTGTTGTTCAATAAACTCATCAAGTGCGAGTCCAAGTCCACCTTGTAGGATGAACTCAAGAAGCTGTTCATCATTTAGATTTAAAAGAGTCAATGGATTACTAGCTGTGATAGCTGTTCCCACTGTCTCTAATAGTTGCGCTCTCGCTTTCCGAAGAGTGGAGGCGAAAGCTTGCTCAGCTGAAATCTCAGCTTTGAGCTGTTTGACTCTTGCTCTTGTTAATGTGGCCATCGCACCACTCTGACTTTTAGCTTGTTTCGTCATATCCTCAACAGCTAATTTATCAGCGTCTTCTCTCTCAGCTAAGAGAGTGTGTTCATGGCCACAAGTACAAGGCATGGCTTATAGACAGTCAGTTAAGACAAAGCCAAGAGTTGAGTCAACAGCATGGAACTTGCCGACTTCTTCAGCGTAGACATAGCGTCGAGTCTTGTCTAATGAGTCATATTGACCGGCCACAACACTATTGAAGCTCAAGTTTAGAGCACCGACTGGCATACCCTTGACGTTTCCGCTCTTTTGTACGATAGCGTCCGAGCCTCGTAAGATACCCATGAAGAGGCTGTCATCAGTCCAAATCGCTGACTCACTTGAAGTAGCTCCAGGAACAGCAGTGTCTTGAAGTGCTTGACCAACATAAATGTTAGGGATGCCAAGAACGTCACGAAGAACAGAGATTACAGCTTCATCATTCAAGATAAGATTTCCGCTTGCGATACCTGCTGTTGAGCTTCCAACATATCCACGAACTTCAGGATTTTTTGCTAGCTGTCGGAATAATGCACGACCGAATACAAGACTATCCGGATTGATACCATGAGCATTTGCGAACACTGTATCTTTTAGAGTGTGCAAGTGAGTGAGTGGTGTTGCTCCTGCAGCGTTAAACTTCTCACCAAACTGAGCTGTTGAGTTATTGTTGTTGAAGTTAGCAGTGCCGAAAAGAAGATCAGCGCAACGCTTCTCACGAGCAAGCTTAATTACTCGGCTTACTTTTTTCGCGAGTCGTGCTTCTTCACTGCCAGGGTATTGGCTGTCAAAGATGTCTTCCATAGCGATGGAGTCTGAAGCGCCATAGATCAAAGCTTTATAAGTTTGGCTTGAACGATCGAAACCGCCAATGGTTGCACGACTAGAACCAGGAGCACGCTCAAGGTCAAGACCTGCACCTGCACCCATGAAGTTTCTAGTCTCCTCTAAAAGAAGAGTACCTGAACGCTCAGGAATCTTGATAGTCTCAAGAACCTTATCAGCGATCAATTGGTTGTCTGATGGAATCGCTTCATTAACAAGGCTTGTTAAGATTTGATCTACTGGATGTATATTACTATAACTTGAAGCCATGAGTTATCTCCTTAGCTAATTTGAGTTAGGTTGCTAGGACCAGTGAAAACGACCTTGATTTGGTCGCCACTTGCAGCACTTACTTGGTTGATGTTTGGAATCATGCGAGCTACTGCGTATTTGCTAGTAGCTCCATCGAAAGCAACAAGTTTTCCGGCTGCTGTCGCCATAAGAAGATTCATTGTTGCCGGTGCAATGTTGCCACCTGCAATCGCTCTTGTCATTCCAAAAGCAACAACTTCAACAACGTCTCCGGTTGAGCAAGCACGTTGAGCGACACCGATACAATTGTCTTCTGTAGCCGCTGCTGTAATAGTTGCTTTACCTGCAACGTCAACAGACACAAGAGCGAACTCAGTGATGGCTTCGGCAGCCACAAGGGTAATGATATTATCTGTGTTAGCCATGATTAAGCCTCCATAGCTTTAGTGTAGAAATCAGTTTGATTTTGTTGAATGTAATTTAATGCTTCGGAATAGCTCATGCTTTTCTCGTTAGCAGTCTCACGGATCTTAGCGTCAAGAGTTGCTCTTGAGATCTCTTCACCGCTTGCGCCATGGCCAACCTCTACGAGTGGGATTGCACTGTTCGATGGTCGTTCAGAGAACATCTGCCAAAACTCGCCTTGAAGCTCACGAAGTTCAAAAGCTTTGCCTGCGACAACGGCTTCTGATGGTGTGATCTTACCCTCATTTAAAAGAGTGTTGATTGCTTCACGCTTCTCAACTTCACGCTTCTCAGCTTCAATTGCTTCAATGCGATCATTTAATTTAGCGTTGTTCTCACGAAGTGCTTGAACCTCATTAAGAAGAGTGGACTCACCGAGTTCGATTTGCTCGCTCATCTTATAGTCTTTCTTCTCTTCTTTTTTCTCGTCATGGTCTGGAGTATGAGCAAGTTTATTGTCCTTGTCTTCATCCTCTTTCTTTTCAGCCATTTCCTCTTTGTCTTTGTCTTCTTCTTCTTTATTCATTGAAGCTTCAGACTCAGCCATAAGATCTTTCATTTTCTGTTCAAGCTCTTTCACCATCTCGTCTTTTGCGACAAGCATTTGGCGGAGTTCTTCAACAGACATGCTTTCGATGTTATCCATGAAAGTTGTCCTTTCGTTTAGTGTCACCCTTTCAATCTTGTCGTGTGATTGAGCAGGTCTTGGGGTAAGTGTGATTGCTAAGAGTTGAGCGTTTCCAATTTTTGCACCGCCGTCTCTTGAGTAAACTTCTCCATTTAAGAACTCAGGACTAGACCAAAGTACGCCACCGGCGTTCTTGACTACTTCTAATCCTCGTTCATTATAAGCAGGAGTTGCATAGAGTCCATCTTCTCTAAGGTCGAGTTCTACTATCAAGCCAAGAGCGTTTCCACTTTCCGGAGGTGCAGGAGTTCCGCCTTGGAATGGTGAAGTGGCGTGTTGCCAATCTATGATCACAGGATCATTCAACTTGCGATCATTAAAGACTCTGACCATTTCTTGAAGTAGATCTTGATTGATCTCTTTACCAACAGCATCACCGCTCATACGAGATGAGACTTGGCCAAGAGCTAAAGTCTTAAACGGTCGGCCAATGGTTAGACCATCGGGAATGTCATATGATGGTTCATTAAAACTGATTTGAACAGCTTCTCCATAAGCTCGGAGTGCTGTGCTTTTTTCGTCTGCTGTATTCATTTGTTTGACTACTTTCCGAGCAAAAGAGAATCCTGCATCACCGCCCCAACCATGCCAAGCTTGCCAGCCTTTGCCTTGTTCGTTCCACGTGGAACCTTGCTTGTCTACTTCGTGCCTTGTGAAGTATGCCAACATTCTTCTCACTGTGTCGGGTGACAATGTTTGACCATTGGCTAAGTCTCTAGCTCTTGCGATTCCTACTGGTGTCATACCTCGCTGACTTGGTGGTTTATCAGCACGAACTTCTAAAGCTCGCTTGGCTGACTCTTGCGCTCCTTTTGGTGGAGTGAAGTCAATATGTGAATACTTCTTAGGAGCTAAGGTTTCAGCTTTCTTTTCTTTCTCGGTTCTCTGTGGATGGCCTTTGGGAAGTAGATCAAGATCAGTGTTGTATGCTTTCTTTCTTTCACCTGTTCCGACCAACTTAAGGAAAGCTTTGACACGAGCAAGACCCCACTGAGTCCTGTTCATGCCAGGCCGATGGCTCACAGAGAAAGCGCCGGCACCTCTTCGGAAGACCGCTTTAAGTGTA